CTCCGGCATTGACAACCCTTTAAAAAAACTGCTTACAATTTTCGGGTCATTATTCGTGGAATACATCTCCATTAATAACTTCTTGTTTTCAATGAAACTATTTTTAGCCGATTTTTCGCCTTCGTCAATGTCAAAGAATTTCTCATATAATTCAATAGGGATTTCCGAAGTTAAAATCAGCTTCACGCCTTGCTTGTTTGTCAAGGTAGCCGTTTCCGGTTTTAAAATGCTCAAATCACAATTACTAACTTGCTGAATATCCATTTTGCTCCTCCTTTATTTATTTTAGCTCTCTGATATAAGGTTCTGTGATAAATCGTTTTTAAGCGTTACTTTAAAATGCTCCCCGGCATCCGGCACGGTAGCAACCCCGGCAAGTGTCTGCACCATTGCTTCAGGTTCGCCTTTAAGGTTAATCCCTGTTATCGGGGTAGCGATTATTTTACCTATCTCGACTTTTAACTGCCTGTCATCCGCCTGAGTAACTGTCTGCCGTAAATCCATTTCAAACGGAAAGCTGAAAAGGTTTTCCTGCGGCGCGGTCGAGTTGTTATAATTTACCTTCTTGAAAAAATCTGTTATTGACGCTGCGTAAACTTCGCAGGAGAAATCAACATTAACTTTCAGGTCAGGTAAATCAGCCAGCAGTATTTCATCTGTCTGCAATCCTTCCTGCGATGCAACGGTATAGCCGAGACTAATCTTTTTAATATCTCTGGTAACGGCTGAATTAATTTTATACCGTCCTTCACCATGGAAAAACATAAACGGGTCAGCAACCTCATAAACAGGGGTCTCTTCCGATGCCGTTGAAGATGCAGTCAGGGCATTGCCTTCAATGACAACCTTCAAGGCTTTCCCCGCTTCCATTTCCAGCGTTATTTTCTCTATCTTACAATCCTGCAGAACCTGAACATAGCCAGTAGTTAGCTTCCGGCGAATAGTAAACCACTGCCGACCGCACGGAATCCTTGTCAGGATATGCGTATAAGGGTCTGATGCCCCGCTGTTTACATCTTTGCCAAGAACCCATGCCCACAGATAAGCAATCAACTGCGGACGCGCCAAGGCCGTGATAGTAAACTTTTCTGTATGCAGGTTCTTCAGGGCATCGCCGATATATTCATCGTCCCCGCCTTCCCGCAACGGCTGAGTCTCAAACTCAGTAGCAAAACCTTCCTCTTCATACTTAATAAAATAATCGGATACCGATTCAGCGATCCCTTTTACGGTCTGCCGGGCTATACCAATGTAGCCCTGATTAGTTATTAGTTTTGTGCATGTCATGATTTTTTACCTCTCTTTTTTTTAATTTTTATTTCCTTCACTGGTTTAACTGCCTTTTTAATCCCGGCATCAACCCCGGAATATATTCCGTCCGGCCGGAATTTACGGAAGTCCATGTTTTTACCCTCGACCTTATCACCGTGCCGTATAATTTTTCCATTTACCCTTATCGGGCTTGTCCCTAAATATTTATAAATCATAATCACTCCTTACGGCGTGCCATACGCCTGAAAATATTTTATTTTAAAAGTGCTGTCAAAATAAGCATAGGGCTTCATACTCCCCTTGTCAGTCCGCACAGTTGACGGCAGAACCGATATAATGCAAAGGTCATTTACCCCGCTTCCATTCTTTAAAAAATAATCAATCCCGCCGCCTGAATTTGTCAAACAGATTTCAACTGCCTCTTCAAGTTTCCTTCTTGATGTTTCGGGATTCATAGCGTTATTTGTTATGCCTGTTATTATGACATCAAATTCAACTTCCATTTCGTCAACATCCGCAAACTTTTTCTGCTTGTCTCCGTCAGTTATAAACAACACCGGAAAACTTGTAACGGGCATCTGCTCCGGCACAACGATTCCCTGCTGAACCTTTTTAACATCAATAGAATATCCGGCAGATATTTTTATAGTGTTAAGTCTCGTTTCAATTCTGTCTAATATCTGATCTGCTTTACTGCTCATTTCTTTAATTCCTCGCCATATACATCGTTAAACTGTTTCGCCAGTGCTCCGCTCTGTGATTCTTCGTCCAGAGTGTTTCGCATATACCAATGGGCCGGGATAGTAACCTTGCGGGCAAAAATAGTTCTTCCGCCGATTTGAAATACCAAACAGCGCGCCTGTTTCGGGTATATATCCCCGCCAACTTCCTGTATTCTTGAATAGACTAAATTTGTGCCGACTATCCCCTGGACAGATTGGCCTGAAGCATAAATAAAGGTAGCCAGCGAAGCCCTCAACGCTCCGCCTTTAGTTTTGATTCCCCATTTTCCAGTAGCCAGATTCTTATCCACGCGCCCGCGCAGGTATAATATCGCCCGCTGTATTGCCTTGACTAACAGCTCCGGGCTTTTATCTACAAGATTATTAAATTTCAGTATAGTCTTTTCCGCGTCAAATTTAATATCAAGTTCCATTATTCTGCACTCCATCCGCTTACGGTTATATAAGTTATGCTTGCGCGTTTATTGTATTTCATTAAAACTTTCATATTCATATCGCTAATATCCTTATACTCAAACGATATATTCTCACTCATAACATTCCGGGACACCATACCAAATCGCCCCTGCTCGATGTCATAAAACTTTTTCATTATCAATTCAATGACAACCTGTTTCAAGTCCGGGGGCATATTCGCCGCGCTATACCCCGCAGTGTATTTGATATACACCTCTGGATCAACTGATTCAGGGAATACATCATTATATAAAATTACAATACCCGCCTCATTCTCAATCAATATTTCATTCGCTGTTTTCGCATCGTCATAGGTCTTGTTCTCAACATCAATATCAAGAGACAACACCGACACCGCGGATACCGGATGATGTGCCAGTATCAACCGCCTGCTTTCATGCGTGATATATAACTCCTGATATTCTGCCGATGTAAATTTTCTATTGCATAGCGTCTCAATATACGATGTGCATTTTCCGAGCATGATATTTAACAGCGTATCTTTAGAACCGTCATCAATTTTCAGATAGTTTTTAACTTCGTCCAGTGTTACAATGGATGTCTCTGCCGGGGCCGGGGATGATGTGATTATTACACACGCGCCTTCCAAATATTCATAAGTGCTCCCGGTAACCTTTTTAAACCGCCATTTATCAATCACCGTCCGCGCCGTTGTATTCCACAACGCCGATGTCTCGACCTTATATACCCCTGTTTCGGGGTTAGTAATATCCGTTATCGTCTCCAGCACGGCATTTGTAGCACTGTCAATAATCTGCACCCTGTCAACTAATATCGGGTCAAATGATTGACCGCTGTCATCGTATCGCCAGCGCATTCTTAAATCAAGCGCAGAATTTACAACAGCACTGCCTCTTCTTACGCTCATTCCGGCACCCCTGTAATATTATTTGTCTCTATGGTATCAATCTTAGCATCTGTAATCGCATGAGCCGCGGTTATATCCCCAGGCACAGCGCGGCTTGATACCGATGCGTCAAGATTAGCCATCTCGGCATCATATTCCCCTGCAGGCGCGCGGCTTGAAATCGTATCATCCAAATTCCCGCTTGCTGTTTCAACAGCGTCAATCTGTCCCTGCGTCCCATCGTTTAATAATACTTTTTCACTTGTTACATCAAAATTATTCAGCCCTGCAATCAGTCCCGCTATATCATCATTTAAGTTTTCAACTACATCAAAAAACCCGCCAAATTCAAACGCTTGAAAAGTATACCCATATATAAGATACCTGCCAACAATAGGCAAATCAGCCGCGGAAAACTTAACTTTATAAAAACCATACCCGCCCGGGAATCCAAGAGGCACATTTTCCATATTATCAAAATCAGAAGCAGTAATAACTTTTTGCGTATATATGGAACCCGGTGGAATATATGCTACAAATAAATCGCTATAAGTTACTCCCGACATCCAAGCAATGCCATTACTTGAGATAAAAAAAAGTGTTACCCAAGCATCGACACCCTTTTTGAATTGTCCGCAAAATTGTAAAGTATCAGAAGCCATTATTTTACCGCCTTAATAATATCGTCAAGACTTTTTATTTCAGTCGTATTCGACGAAACTGATTCAGACAATCTTTGTTTCCGTTTCACAAGTTCCGTTATATCAACTATCCGGGCTATATCTCGACCGCCGGGGCCCTTTTCAATTATCACATACCGACCGCTATTATCTGGTATTAACATTTTTATCATAATAAACTCCTTATAATTCCAGGCGGGTATTTCCCGCCGTTATCACAGCTTGACGCATGACTGCTCAATCTGATTATAAATATAATCCGGTATCTCGACCACTTGCCCGGCATCGTATTCCGCTCCACCGCTTACTGATATACTTGCCAGTATCCGCACCTTGACAAGGTTCTTCACGGGCTTGTCAATCTTTTCCTGCTTCGGCTCTGCCTTATTCTTTTCTGATTCAATAACTTCCATGATCACATCCGCAGACTTTACATCTGCCGTCTCAACTACTTTTTTCTTTCTTCCCATGATTAATCCTCCTTAATAAAAGGCGGGGATTTTACACCCCGCCGTTATTTTTAAT